TCTTTTTCATTGCCAAATTTGCTCTTGATCGTGCAGCAAGCCTGCCGTTCCGTAATTACATCGTAGTAACTGGACTTCTGGTTATCTACAATGAATCCAAGTTGTCCGTAGTTTACATCCGATTGCCAAGGCAGACGCTTCTCAGCAAGTTTGCTATACCCTGTAGGGGGAAACATCTTATACGCCTTATAGATACGGATGCGTTTATTCTCGCGCCCGATGTTAGCGAGTCGCAAATGATTTGCTATGTTCCAAGCGTGATTCGCATTGGAGATTCGTGTTTCTGGTGGATTGCCGTCTTGGTCGAGAGTGGCAAGTGAGAAGTTGTCGTTTCCTACGGATAGCATATGTTTTTATCGGTTACGATAATTTGTTTAGTGCAGTCCTTCTTTTATTGCAAGAAGAACATCCTCTCGCTTTATGCTCAAGTTTAGTTCCTAAAACCTTATCAGTAGCCGCTGCTACAGTGTGGATAGCTTGGGCAATACGATCACCAAGTCCATCAGCATACCAGCAACGCTCGCTTGGTTGACGCTGGCAAATTTGATCTTCAACCATCTGCTCAATGTTACTTGGTAGTTCAACTCCGTTTGAGCGATAATCCTTCTGGATATTCTGCATCAAGCTACTCCATGTGCTTCCGTAAACAATCGCAGGGAATGTGAGTTTATCACGCTTGATCTCATACTTCCAATACCAGCCGCCGACTGGAGCGAGGTTTTTGTTTTTCAGTTTCATCTTGCCTTTGCACGGAAAATATATTTTCTTATTGATATGTCAAGAGTTTTTTCTTCCAACAAGGGTATTCAAAAATATGGGATGAGGTTTCCAGAAAACTTAGACGAACTTGGAATAGAACTTTATTGCTATGCAATTTCTCATAACAAGTATGGAAAAAAATACTGTATCGAACACAACATTAACCTAAATGATTTTAAGTTACTATCTCCATCTGAACATTTCCTTAATGCTGTAAAACTTCAATGGCCGACTGAAGTTTCTATCTATAATCGAGGATATGCAAATACTCAGTTGATTAGGACGCTTGATGAGTTGTGTTCCAATACCGACATCTGCTTGGCAGGCGCAGCTTCGATGGGTAAGTCGTTCCCAGTTGCACTTTGGGTTTATCTTGATTGGTGTTCTGCCCCGCATTGCACTTCTTCTTGGGTTGCTACTACCACTCTCGGTGCGTCCGAAGATCGTATCTGGGGTATCATTTCTAAACTTTGGAAGTGCGCCCGTGTTCAGATTGGCAAACTTGTAGACTATCGCCACATGATTGTTTGGGGCGGGGCATCGAACGACGAGGACAAAGATTATCGTAATGCGATAAAAGCTCTCGCCTTTCAGTCTGGTAACGAAGGTCAGAAGGCTATTGATACTACCCGTGGTCGTAAGAATGATCGTGTTCGTTTGGCACTTGATGAGTTGCCCGAAATGGAACTTGGAGCTATCACGGCGAGAACCAACTTAGCATCCAACAACGACAAGGTGTTTATTGGAATTGGCAACCCATCTACAGGCGACAATCCACATACCCGCTGGTGTTTACCAAAAGGAGGTTCAAATTTTGATTCCGTGAACCAAAACATGGATAAATGGGAAACCGAAACTGGAGTTTGCCTGTTCTATAACGGAATGAAGTCACCGAACTTTCAAGCACCAGAAGGCGAACCATCTCCATTCCCGTTTCTAATGGATCGTGAGAAGCAGAGTGATATGCTCCGTCTTTCTTATGGCGACGAGAATGCTATCGACTATGTGCGTAATGCTATCGGATGGTGGCCGAAGAGTGGATTTGCTCAGACTATCCTAACCGCTGATTTGATTCGTAATGCTGATACCAACGAAGAACCACTTTGGGATTCTGAAGGATTTACTAAGGTAGCAGGGTTTGATACTGCATTTACAGTTGGTGGTGACCGATGCGTTCTGACTATCGCCAAACTTGGGTATGTGCGCGGGACTCGCAATCGTGTTATGTGGCTTGAGAGTCAGAAGGTAATCCAACTCTCTGCCAATGCCGCTGCTGAGTTTGAAATTCAACTTGCTACTGAAGTTGTTGCTTTATGTCGCACCGCTGGTGTCCAACCATCCAAGTTTGGTATGGACGTGTCTGGTGATGGTGGCCGAGTTGGACAGGCTATCATTCGTGAGTGGCTACGTTTTGACGCATCTGGAGCTGCTATCGCTCTTATCTCATCTATGGGTAAACCTACTGACCGAATTGCGGCAGAGGTTGATAAACGCCCGTGTAAGGATGTTTATGATAGGTTGGTATCTGAATACTACTACTCAGCTTATCATGCTTTCAAGAGTCGTGTTATCTTTGGGATTGATCCTGCTTCGGATTTGGCGCGTGAACTTTGCCTGCGCCGATACACGATCAAGTCCAAGAAGATTGCCATTGAGACTAAAGATGAGCTTAAAGGAAGAACTGGATATTCGCCCGACTTGAGCGATAGCCTAATCTACGCCCTCGAAATGGCGCGGCGTAATGGACTTATTTTTATCGGAAACGATAAACCAGTTCCAACTAACCGATTCTGGGCGCGTGATGAAAAGCCAGTCGAATCATTCGCTGATGATGACTACGGATCAGACGATAACGGAGATTGGTAATACTGGGCCAAGGCGTTACTCTTGGTCATGGTTTTAGTGACGGCCCCATGTATTGCCGTTTGGCTCTTTTTGCCACTTTACACAAGACTACTTCAAAGCTCGCAGTTAGCTGCATGACTCCATGCTTCCCAGTAAAGATATTGTCACGCCGCACAATTGATGTCCCTTGGCCATCCATGTTGCCATTGTGCGCTTTTCTACATCTACTATCTCGTCGGGAATGCCCAATCCGAATTGGATGAATACGTTCGTCTGGCAAAAGAACGTGACAAATTATTCCAAAGATCAATCAAGAATTCCTTCAAGTTCCAAAGTATTTGCTACTTCTTCTGGAACTACAATACGAATTATCTTCTCTCCGTCAAGATGTCCAAGAGTTTCATTAAGTCGGATGTCGCTTTTCTTCACCCAACATTGATTAAACTTCTGACGAAACAGAATCTTCTCCGGTGTATTGCTTACTTCAGTTCCCTCGCAGATGATGCGGGATTCAAACGTGTTTGTATTCATAAATTAAATAATTGTTCTCTCTGGCCCATGCAGGATTGTCGTGGATTTTATTATGGCAGGGACGGCAAACCGCCATGAATGTTGCCATGTTGCAAAGGTTCTTACCTCGCTTTGCCTTATGATGAATGTCAGTAGCTGGACAACCGCACACTTCACAATTCGGTTTAAGGTTGAAATAAAGTGTCCGTGCCACTTTATACTTTTCATTCTCTTCACGCTTGCGGTCACTAAATACCTTTAGTTTTCCTCCGCGCTTTTTGAAACCCGTTTTTGCTTTAAGTGGGGTTTTTCTTCGTAGCATAGTGCGATTACTTTCTCTACTTGTTCTTTCTTTAGGATGCTCTTGGAGTTTACTTCGATCTGGTTGATGAGTGATCCAGTCACGCCGATCTTCTCACCAAGTTCTCGGACAGTCAACCGCAACATCCTGCGAGTCTCACGCAATTGGGTGGCGAAAGTTTTCCTTCCGATAGAACGAACCATGCGTGATTGCTCGTAGGCAGTCATGCAGGACTCATATGCGTCTTCTAAAGGATGTCTCATTTCCATAAAAAATAAACCAAGAGTATTGACAAGTCAACACTTTTTTGTTACTATGATTGCTTATGGATAACACTAACAACATCAAAGATAACGCAGAAAAAATATTAGTTGAAACAAGGAGAACTGTCATGGTTACCAATATGTCTTTAGCCACAGCTTTAGGCACTCCTTTCATGGCTACCTACGAAAATGATGACGGCATTCTTGTCATGGCACTCAAGCCTAATAACACCGCAATTATTGCGGCAACTGGCAATAACAGTAATACTGTCATTAAGGCAGATATTATTATTACAACGGATGGTATCGGTGAACGCCGCACCACATTCCAGTGCGAGACAGAAGAAGATGCCAGTCAAATCTGGGACTTACTCAATGATAGAATGTTTGAGTGGTCGAAAGGTGAAGTTGAGCAGGTTGAATTGGACTGATTATCGTAACCGATAATACGGAGTATAATGTAGAACACTTATTCAAATGTGACTGCATTTATTCCACAAAAAATATGCTTGACACAGAACACAACCTATAGTAGTTTTCAGTCGTGCGAGAAATTGCACCTTCGGGGTGAGAGCCGAAGTAAATAGGAAAGCATAAAAATAAATTGAATACAAAATATAATGGTCGCTTGTAGTGGTCTAACCACTCTCATCTGTCAGTTCGCCAGTTTATGCTGCCACTGCAAGTGACCGCCTTTTTTAAAATGAGTAAAAGTAGTGCGTTAATGGATGAAACGCCAATAATG